GGCGGACTTAATCGACCGGCAAAATGCCCTCCCGCCAGTGCGAGCCGACATGCTGAACCGATCGCGCGAAATTGCGATGCGGGTCAGCTTGATCGTCTCGCGTAGCCTTGGCGAGGGCGAGATCTCAGAGGCGGCGGCTCAATGGGCGATTGACTATATCGACTTTTACGCCCGGCAGACGTTGGAGGCTATGGGCGAGCATTTGGCCGAAGGCGACACGGATTCTTTGCGAAAAAAGGTAGCATCTGCAATTATGGAGTCAGGAGGCGCCGGGCTCACAATGCGTCAGCTAATTGATGCCGTCCCGAAGCTAGGCAACCTCAAAAAACCGGAACGCGATGGGTTGCTTGCAATGATCTGTGATGACTACCCGATTGAAAAAGCCAAGATTGAGACGGGCAACCGAGGCCGCCCTCGCATCATCCATCGCAAGGTTGCAGATAAGCCACAAGGCGATTGATGGTCGAGAATCGAATGTTTTCGACCTGCCCGCGCTGGATCTTGTAGAGCGTTCCAAGGCTGATGCCGGTGCGCTTTGCCACGATTGTGATCTTGCGGTCACTTAGCGCGGCGATGATTTGATCTGTCGTCATGATATCCCCTGTTGATTAAAAATCATCATTTGCGCTTGACATATTGCGCGGGCAACGTCAAGGTTGATGCGTCAGAGAGACAGAACCGGAGATACCAAACATGACCAATGACAACATTCAAGCCCTCGCTCGCGACTGGATCGAGGCCAAACGCGCCGAGGAAGCCGCGCGGGCGCAACGGCACGCGATCGAGGCACAGCTTGCCGAGGCCTTGGAAACAAAGGACGAAGGATCAATCACCCACGTCGTGGGCGATTACCGCATCACGCTGCGCCAGGGCTTGGCCCGCAAAGTTGACCCTGCCACCTGGACGCAAGTCGCCGAGCATTGCCCGCCCGACATGCGGCCCGTGAAAATCAAGCTGGAAGCGGACCCGACAGGCTGCAAGTATTTGGCGGCCAATGAGCCCGAAATCTGGCGCAAGATTAGTGCTGCATTCGAGATCAAGCCGCAAAAAATCGGGGTGCAGATCCGATGAAATTTTTGATCATCCTTGCTGTGTCGTGGGCGGTTTCCGCCTGCGCACACTACCCGAAAGAATGCTACCCAGGATTAGAGCGCGAGCCCGCGCCCTGGAAAGTGACAGTGCTAAAAAAGAGGAACACCACCAATGGCGATTGATCTCACAAAACTTGAAAAGCCCGCAGGACAGCGGCCAATTATCGTGACGCTTTTCGGCGAGGGCGGGATGGGGAAGACCACGCTTGCAAGCATGTTCCCGAGCCCGGTATTCATCCGCACCGAGGACGGGACTGCATCTTTGCAAGGCGCGGACCACGTGTCCCTGATGCCCTTGGCGCATAGCGTGCAAGACGTATTCGACCAGATCGAAGCGCTGGCCACGCAACCGCACGAGTTCCGCACGTTGGTCATCGACAGCGTGACCCAGCTCGCAACCATGATCGAGCACGAGATTGTCGCGGGAGACCCAAAGGCCAAGTCGATCGCGCAAGCGGGCGGAGGCTATGGCGCGGGGTATTCTGCAGCGGCTGAACGGCATCGCCAGATCAGAGAGTGGGCCGGAAGCCTTGCATATGACAAGGGAATGAATATCGTATTCATCGCGCACGCCGACACGGAGGTTTTGGATTTGCCCGACTACGATCCATTCGCGCGGTACTGCATCCGCATGCATCGGAAATCCGTCCCGCACTATACGGACAACGTCGACGCGGTTTGCTTGATCAGGCTCAAAACCCACGTCGTGGGCGATGAGGACAAGCGCCGGGCGATATCGTCAGGCGAACGCGAGATCATCTGTCACCCGCAAGCATCAAGCGTCACAAAAAACAGGTTTGCCATTTCTTCACCTTTGCAGTTTAACTTTGACTCAGGCAATCCTTTTGACGAATGGTGCAGCAAATGACCCTTGATGAACTAGAAGATGAGATCCGAGAAAGCGTGCACGAATACCTAAAGTTGCCAACAGCACGCGGGGAGAATCACGCGGGGCAGGTGTCCGCGGTCTTAGCCCTAGTGTTGGCGCAAGTTATCGCGGCGACGTGCAAGGATGTAAGGAGAATTGATGAGCTAACCACATCAGCCGAGGCATATATCTTTGAAAGCGCCGTGGAGACATGGCACGAAATGAACGAAGCAGAACGCAAAAACCGGAGAGCATAACATGGATCTTTCGCACATTGACTGGAGCAAAGTTGAGGAACCGCAAGAGCGGGGACTACTCGACGCGGGCTGGTATAAGATCGCCTGGATCAAGGGCGAGACGAAAACCACGAAAGCCGGCACGGGCTCTTATCTTGAATTGACCGGCGAGATCTTGGAAGGCCCGGCACAAGGGCGCAAGATCTGGGAGCGATTGAACCTAAAAAACCCGAACCCGACGGCGGTAAAAATTGCGCAGCAATCTCTAAGCAAGATTGCAACCGCGATTGGTATCGTTGCCCCGAAGCATTCCGACGAACTGCTGAATAGGCAATTGATGGTGGAGGTGATCGTTAAATCACCAAGCGAACGCGACCGGGCCAACGGCTACGACCAGGAGCGGAACGAGATTAAGTCTTTCGCGCCTGTCGATGGCGGCCAATCATACGCCGACGCCAGTGCGAAGACGGTTGCGCCAACATCATCCACGCCACCGTGGAAGCGTTAAGGAAACAAGGACCAGGGGCGCGAGCCCCTGGTTGCACCGGAGATAGCCCCATGAATACCCTTAAAGATTATCATGATTTCATCGCGCGCAAGGGCAAGCTTGTCGACGGAGTAGGCTTTGATTTACACGGCGAATGGCCGTCACTATTCCCACATCAACGCAAAGCTCTTGAATTTGCCTGCAATAAGGGCCGCACGGCTTGTTTCCTTGACACCGGTCTAGGCAAGTCGCGCGTAGAAGCTGCCGCCGCGTGGGAGTTTATGCAGGCGACTGGCAAGCCTAGTCTAATATTGACGCCTCTTGCCGTAGCGCAACAAATGAGACGCGAGTGTGAGGCGATCGGCGTCGAGGCGCGCGTCATTCGTGAGAATGACGAAGTGTGGTCGGGAGTAAATATCGCCAACTATGAACGGCTTCCCAAGATCAATTGCGCGAAATTTGGCGGTGTAGTGCTTGACGAAAGCTCAATCCTAAAGGCCTTCACCGGCACAACCAAACGTGCGCTGGTCGATGCCTTTTCGCAGACGCCTTACCGGCTTGCTGCAACTGCAACGCCAGCTCCGAACGATCATATGGAGATCGGCCAGCATTCCGAATTTCTTGGCATCATGCCAGGCCCTGAAATGCTGTCGCGCTGGTTCATTTCAGATCAAACCACCATGGGCGGATACCGTCTTAAAGGTCACGCGGTCAATAACTTTTGGTCGTGGGTTGCAACATGGGCGCGGGCTGCATCGCTACCAAGCGATCTAGGTGGCGAGGATGCAGGCTTTGTGTTGCCGCCGCTAAAATATACCGTGCACATGGTGCGGGCGGATGTAACCGAGGATGTGCCGGAAGGAATGCTGTTTCGCATTCCTGACCAGAGCGCCACGGCAATTCACAAAGAAAAGCGGCTGACACTCGAAGCTAGGGTTGCACAGTCAGCCAAGCTGGCGAATGAAACCACCGAGCCTGTGATCGTATGGTGCGAGACAAACGACGAAAGCGCAAAGCTTGCCAAAGCAATTCCAGACGCGATCGAGGTTCACGGGAGCATGACGCTAGACGCTAAAGAGAAAGCACTTGATGCCTTCACCTTTGGCGAGAAAAGAGTAATCGTCACCAAGCCCAAGCTTGCAGGCTTTGGCCTGAACTGGCAACATGCAACGCGCGTCGTGTTTGCCTCGATCTCTCATAGTTATGAACAACACTACCAAGCCGTGCGGCGGGCTTGGAGGTTTGGACAAAAAAAACCAGTGAACGCGCATATCGTTATTGCAGACACTGAGAGTCAGATATGGTCTAATGTATCGCGCAAGGCCGCGGACCATGACAAGATGAAGCGCGCAATGTCTGAGGCTATGGTGCGAGCCCAATCTGAGGACGTTGTTTTGCGTCGTGCTTACACAAGAACGCCAACAATCACACTACCAAGCTGGATAACCGGAGAGAACTAATGACACCCGATTACGAAGGAAACAACTGGGCAATCTACAACGCGGACTGCGTGGAATTCCTGAGCGGATTGCCTGCGAACATGCTTGATATGGCGTGTTTTTCCAGCCCGTTTAGCTCGCTATATATCTACAGTGACAGCGAGCGAGATATGGGCAATGCAGCCTCACATGCTGAATTCTTGGAGCATCACGCATGGATGGCGCGCGAACTATACCGCGCGATGAAACCTGGCGCGGTCATCTGTGACCATGTGAAAGATACTGTGTTTTATCAGAATTCCAGCGAGACGGGCGAGGGTGGCATCTGGCCTTTCAGTGATGAGGCGTGCCGCGTGTACCGTGAAGCTGGCTTTGTGCTTCGGGCTCGCGTGACTGTTTGGCGTGATCCTGTGCGGGAGATGCAAAAAACCAAGCATGAGCGGTTGCTATACAAGAACATCAGGACGAATTCGCGCGTATCAGCCATGGGCATGCCGGAGTATGTCCTAGTCCTGCGCAAGGAAAGCAAAGGCATAAACGTCGGGGAACCTGTCAGCCGATCGGCGGAGGACTTCCCGCTTGATCAATGGCAGGAATGGGCGTCACCTGTTTGGATGAATACCCAGCAAACCAAGGTGCTAAATGCACGCTTTAAGACCGATCGCGATGAAAAGCACATCTGCCCGATGCCTCTTGATCTGATCGAGCGATGCCTCACTCTTTACTCAAACCCCGGAGATCTCGTTTTTGATCCATTCAATGGGATTGGCTCGACTGGCTATCAATCAATCAAGATGGATCGCAAGTATATTGGCGTCGAACTAAAGCCGGAATATGCGCTACAGGCCGCGCGGTTCTTGTCCGAAGCTGAAGCCTCACGCGGTAATCTATTTGCGGCGGAATAGCCCCATGACCCAAACCGACCTTACCATGAACGCCTTGTCGATGTGGGCGCTGATCGTCGCCGGATCGGCGTTTATCCTGTGTTGCATAATCATTTACGGAGAGTGGAAGCGATGAACTTAGAGCCCCACACAACGCCCGCAACGATCCAGGCGATCTTTGAACACTATAAAGCCTCCCGCCCCTTCCAGCACCGCCCGCACCTTGGCGGGAGCCAGATCGGTAATTCTTGCGAGCGGGCGCTATGGTATCAATTTTACTGGATGGCGCGGCCTGATTTTCCGGGCCGGGTGCTGAGACTTTTCGAGACTGGCGATCGGGAAGAGTTCCGCCTGATCGAAAACCTGCGCGCCGTTGGGGTGCAAGTATGGGCGCGAGATCCTGACACCGGGGCGCAATTCCGGGCGGAGGAACATGGCGGTCACTTCGCGCTTTCCGTCGATGGCGTCGGGTCCGGGTTTGAGGAGAGCAAGCAATCGCACCTTCTCGAATTCAAGACGATGAATCAAAAGGCATACGACCACATTTCAAAGCACGGTTTGGAGAAATCAAAACCGGTCTACTGGGCGCAAGTCCAAGTCGGTATGCACCTTATGGGGCTGGAACGGGCTTATTTTCTGGCGGTCTGCAAGAATACGGATGAAATATATGGCGAGCGCGTAAGGCTTCGGGTTGTAGAAGCGCAAGGATTACTGGAGAAGGCCCGGCGCATCATATTTGCCGAGGCCCCGCCTGCGCGCCTTTCAGACGATCCCGCCTGGTATGAATGCAAATGGTGCGATCATCGCGCTATATGCCACGAGCAAGCCCTGCCCGAGATCAATTGTCGAACCTGCGCGCATGTGACGGCCAACATCGACGGCGGCTGGACCTGCGCACGGCATCAAGAAAATCGGGACACTGAGGCGCAACGGGCCGGGTGTGAGGCGCACGTATGGAACCCGCACGCGATGCCCTTCGAGCCGCACGACGCCGGGCCTGACTGGATTGACTACGTCATTGACGGTGAGACTTGGCGCAATAAAGGGCGGGAGATTGCCCCCGCCCCTGTTGATTAGTACGAGATCTGCCATTCGAGCCCGACGCCCATATCGTCGGGGCCGATGTAGGCCGCGCGCAAGATTGCTTCGGCGGCCTCGATGGTTTCGGCATTTTCTGCAAGTTCGAGGGCGTCATGGCGGAACCAGCAGTCGTACTGGTAGCCATCATATGCGCCTTGATCCAGGATTTCCTGGATCGCATGGCGGTCCCCGTCTTCGGGGTAGGATGCCTGCCACAGGGCGGGATCGGCGATGATATATGCAAGGTCGATTTGCTGCATGGTGGGGGTTCTCCGTGTGTTGGGCGGGACCGAAGCCCCGCCGGTTGGTGTTATGCGACCAGCGTTTCGCCGTCTGCGGTGCTGACGATATTAAGGGCCGGGTCGGTGCGGACCATCAAAGCAACCTTGTAATCAACCGGAGTGCAACATGTGGTGCCGCCACCCGGATGCACCGCCGCCTCGCGGTTCTCGTGGTCGATCCAGAGAACTGCCGGATCGACGCGATCGCGGGTACTTTTGAGAAGGTCGAGGATCTCGAGTGAGGTCATCGTAGGTACTTCGCGGGGTACGTGCGCGGCGATCTTTTCCGCCATCACTGCGACCGGGCACTTCCAGCGGCGGTCGGCGTTGGCATCATCGGCATCGACCAGGAGGTTGATCGAGTCGATGTTGTCGAGGGTGACGCCGTCGATTGTGATGGCAACCGTTCCCCAATCGCCGACCGTCTGCGAGAGGGTTGCGGCCTCGCGGGACATCTTGAGAAGGCTACGCGCCGCGCCGGTAAATGTGCGGTGGCGGGTGGTGCAGTCGATGTCCTCATACAGATCGCGGTAGAGGCTGCGGTTTCCGATGCGGGTGATTTCGATTTTCATTGGTTTGTTCCTCTCTGTTGATGTTCTAAATATACGCGTTGCGTTTCCGGTTGTCAATAGGCATTGCAAAAAAAAATGACTTGTGATAGTTTTTTTCCATCAACAACGGAGAGCACACAATGGGACGACCTAAAGCAGGCCAGGAAAAGCACCGGCCCCTAAACTTCGCCCTGCGCATGAGCGTCACGGAAAAACGAGCGCTGCAAGATGAGGCGCACCGGCGCGACATGCCGATCTCAGACATAATCCACGAGGCCCTGGCGCTGTACTGGGAGGCGCGCAGATGAAAGTTTTAATCGCATGTGAATATTCCGGGCGCATCCGCGAGGCATTCGCAGCGCTTGGACATGATGCCTGGTCTTGTGACCTGCTGCCGACCGAGCAGCCCGGTCAGCATATTCAAGGAGACGTGCGGCCATTGTTGCAGCAACCTTGGGATCTAGTCGTGGCACATCCGCCCTGCACGCATCTGGCTAATTCCGGGGCGCGATGGCCTAAGCCCGACGACGTAGTGGCGGAGGCAGTGCGATTTTTCAAAGATTGCTTGAGCGCCAATGCGCCCCGCGTAGCCGTGGAAAATCCGGTGATGAACCGCAAACGCACTGGCATTCGAAAGCCCGACTTCTCGGTTCAGCCGTGGCAATTTGGAGACCCATACGCTAAGCGCACATGCTTTTGGACGCGCGGTTTGCAACCGCTGGTGCCGACTCACGAGCGGCCAGAAGTTATCGAACATGCCGTGCATAAAGCGCCACCCGGCCCTGACCGATGGAAGGACCGCAGCCGGACATATCCCGGACTGGCC